GCCATTGCCAACCATGCCCTTGTATGTATCCTTGACGACAGTGGGGATATGAACCCTAACCGAGCCAACAAACTCTCTCTGATTCTGCTCGTCGTAGTAACAATAGGTCTCCTTTGTTGATGTGTTATTCTTGTTTACAAACCTAACTATGACAAAGATTTTTCCGTCGTAGACAGTTGACCACATTATCCTGTCTATGTCCCAATTGTCACCGCTTAGGTCATACGGATGTCTAAGCACCTGTATGCTGACGCCGTCATTCTTGAGTTGTGCGGCAGACTGTTCGGTCACATCCCTCTGGAGTGCGAATACAAACAGGCCGTCGGAAGTCACTTCAAGACCGAAGTGCTTCTGGGGAAGCGTTGCTGTCTTTTCAAAACAATGTCGCTTTTCAACCTCACCGCCGCGCGATATGTGTGCGTTGGAGCACACCATTAGTCCGCCAGCTGGGGACGTCAGCTCATTCCTTCTTGAATCAAGCCCCAGCTTGAAGTCTTGTACAAGAAGGTATGGCATTAGTTATTTTCCTTCCATCTGCCCCAAAGCTTTCTCGGCTCTGGGTTGACATCTTCGCCGCCAAGCACGAAATTGCTGTTCTTTGATGCGAGTGCCTTGAGCTTGTTGAAATGAAGCTTTGCCTGGTCGTACTTGATTGCAGAACCTTCATCTTGCAGCAAGGCAAGCATTTCAGCGGAGGCAAACAGTACGATGAGCGTGTCGTCAAGGAGTGCGGTGTCGCTATCCGACGTCATGCGTGGGCAGTTCATATAGGCGAAAAGTCTGAACTTCTGCTCATCACTTTCCGGGATTGGCCACACTTCTATCTGAGAATTATTGGCAGCAATTCTCCACCTGCGAACATTGTCCTCCTTCTGCCCGATTTCGCTGTTGACGATGTTATAGTGTGCTGGGCCGATTCCGCTTTCGCACGCATACCAGTAATCGTTCCAGTTAACCATCACCTTTCGGATTCGGTCTGGGTTGACAGTCTGCGGTATGTTGTAATATCTGACTCCGTCGATGGACTGGATGTCTGTCTCCGTCCACAGGAACGGCCAATCGTACTCAAGCCACAGGCGTTCCTGCACGCGGTTGAGCATGTGATTCATCTGGGGCACGGAATTGATGCCCATTGCCACGCTTGGAGAGGCACCTATTTCCGCTCGCAACTGGTCTCTCAGCTGAGAGAGCGTTGTGTTCCGAGCCATTACTCGGTCTCCTTATCCTTCTGGGTTGACGCAAGTGGACGCACTTCAAGTTCTGGTTCAGCGAGACCAATCTCGGAGAATCGAACTGGAAGCCGCGGGTTCTCACCAGGCCAAAGCTTTGTGATGACTTCCTTGGGGTACTTCGCAACGAGGCGAGAATACTCGCCGTCATGAGAACGCTTGTCCATCGACTCGATGTAGACGATTGAAACCGAACCCTTGCCGTGCATTGCACGAAGGATTGAGGCCTCTGGGACTGTGACGCCGTTCTTATAAACAACATTACCGAGGTCGCCAGACAGTGTGATTGATACTCTTGCTAGTTCCATAGTGACACCAATATACAAAAGGGGCCCGAGCTGTCAAGCCCAGGCCCCCGTTTTTTGCTCAGCTTAACTCGGATTACGAGTCAATCTGGTAGACGCCACAGCCGTTGAGCTGCTTGGCCGCGGTAGCACCAGTCCAGGTCATCGCGCGGTACAGGACGTACTTATCGTGCGGACGAGCGGGGTTATGGGTCTTGCGGTCTTCACCTTCCATAACATAAAGGTTTATGTTATTGCTGTCGATGAAGTAGGCGTAGTCAGACTTATTCATGTCATCCAGAGTCGGATCGTACACGAATGTGCCAACGCCACGCATGGAGATATCGCCCATGCCGATGTCGGTCTTGCCGCTGTTGACGAAGCCAGCCTGGGTGTAGATACCCTTTTCATGGATTTCGGCTTCCAGGGCTTCGATGAACTTCGAGCCAGCGAGCAGGATGTCGGGCTTGCCGCCATAACGCTTCAGCTGACGAACTTCGGCTCTGAGGGTCTTGGTGAGCGTCTGGTTGGTCGGGGAGACGGCGATGGCGTTAGCACCAACAAGGGCGCGGTTTCTCCAGAACTCGTTACCAGCGGTAGCGCGGTTGATGCCACCGACGATGCCCTGGGTGGGGTCATCAGCGATGAAGAAGGAGAGACCTGGGACAAGCTTGTTGTCCTGGGTGCCGTCGTTCCAGAGCATCTCGTTGAAGGAGCGAGACCAGCCTTCGGCCATATCCGCGAGCTTGTGCTCAAGGATGTTGGTGAGAACAGTGACATCGCGCTCGGAGTGTCTGCTGACATTCGAGCCGTCAAGGGTGTCAACGACAGAGATGCCGTCAATCTTGAGCTCGGTGAGGGTCAGCGAGATACCCGCGTGGATTTCCTTCCAGGGGAAGGTGACACGCTTCATGTTGTTCGGATTGTCGTATGAGACCTGTTCGTCACCCACGAAGCCTTCGATACCCGTAGTGTATTCGGAGACGATGGGGATGCTGATGAGACCCTTACCACCTGGGAAGGTCTTCTGCTTGGACATCATTTTGCCGAGCAGAGGCTTTTCCTGGATGGTCTGAGCGAAGCTTTCACCCTTGATGTAAAAATCAAGAGCAGCGTTAGTTATTGATGCGATTTCAGCCGTTGTAAAGGCGGAAATCGGGTTGCCGTCGTATGCCATAGTATTATATGTTTTTTGGGTTTTGGCTTAAATTTAACGAGCCGAGCCACCTCGAAGTGCTGCCCAGGATACCGCCTCTTTGAGCGTTCTGGGTTGCGGAGCAACATTTCCGCTGGACGAACTATTATAAGAAGTCGGCATTCTAGATGGGGTGCTTCGTCCAGCCAGAGAACCTAATCTCTGATTTACTTCATTATACGCCTGTTCGACATACTTTACGGCCTCTTCTGGAGACTTAGGATTGCCTGTAGACTGCATAATTGACTTAACACGATCTGTAACCAACGCTTGCTTATTTCGATATTCAGAATCCTTCATTGTAACCCGAGACTCCCAATCAACCACGGCTTGATACATATTCTGCTTAGTTTGAACTTCAGCTTCCTGTGCTATCTTCGCCTTGTACTCTTCTGTGGCCTTAGCCGACAGTTCGCTTCTGGCCCTGTATGACGCAAGTTCCCTTGCTGCGTCTGGCTCAATGAACCCATTGTCAAGCTTTTCCTGGATGTCAGCTGGCAGTATATCGCCAGTGAATTGGGCCAGCTTAGACATGTGCGAATTGAGAACTTCCTTGGCTTTGAATGGGTCGTTTTTCATCAAGGCCATAACCTCGAATCCTTGCGCCAACTCATCGTTAGTCAGTCCATTAGCTCTCATGTAGTCCGAGATTTCTTCGTAGTGCTTAGCTTTTTCGGCAAGTTGTGCCTTTTCGCGCATCACTTCTTTCCATCTCGGATGATTGTGGAACGGGATATTTTCTTCGGTTGAGCCACCGACTTCAGAGGAGTTGTCCACCCGCTCGTTCGTCGAACCCAATGATTCACTATATCTTGCTGAAGATGACGAGTCTCCATCGGCCATTGTTCTTTTGATTGCTGCATTTCTGACAACATCAAGAAGAGAACGCCTCTTACTTTCGTCTTGCGGAGAGGGACTGTCTCCATTTTGTGTCCCGACATCAGTAGCGGTCAAGCTATTGATGTCTGCCTCAGTTGACGAATCTGTTGCTGTATTAGCGTCTGTTGAATTATCCATCGATGTATATTGTTACTGGTATTTATTCTTTGTCAAATATTATGTTGATGTCGTTTCTGGACGCTTGGCATCTGGGGCGGACGAGGACTGCTCCTGGGGACGTTCTGTCTTGTTACCACCCTCGTCTCCTTGCTCATCTGGGTTTGAGTTGGAGTCGCCACCGACATTGGTATTTGTCTGGGAATTCATGGCAACTACCGAAGGAATCCCAGCTACTACTGCGTCTGATATATCCATTCTGTCGTCCAGTCTAGTTACGGCCTGTTTGGCCAGCCATTCTGGCGAGATGCCAGGTATCTGCATCAACAATGGAGCAATTCGTTCGAAGTTTGATATTTCCTGGGCCTTGTTTGGGCGGCCAGAGGAGCCAGCCTCTATCTCCATAAATATCTCCTCGGATATGGTCTGCATGTCAAACAGGGGCCAGATTGCACCAGGACCAGCTATCTTTTTGACAGTTTCCTCGTTGTAGTACTTGAGCATGACCTGCCCAGCGGCGTTTGCCATACAGCTAAGCATATCGTCAAGATCGTCAATGTTAGACTGTATTGATGACATTCTAGATCCCTCAGCGACTGAAACTTCGGTTGCCGTAGTTCCGTTAGAGGTGCCACCCATGTTAGCCTCCTGCGAGCCGACAACCTTGAGGATATCGTCAAATATCATGCTGGTATCGTACATCATAGGGTCAAAGCCAGCGAGTGGCATTGGCTGGATTATTTGGCCGACATTGGTACCAGGGGTGACCGCGTTCAGTTCAAGCACGGCGTTTGCTGGATGGGACTGGAGCTTCGCCCTGTCTTCATCGTCAAGCATGCCCTTGGGCACGATGTACTTGGGTCTGTTTGCGTGACGTTGCTCGCGCAAGCCCTGTCTGGCTCTGTTGTACTCTTTCTGCATTGGCTGCAGGAGTCTTGAGTCAGAAGACGGATATATGTCCTTGTCAGACTCAATGTCATTGAAGCTCAGAGTGAAGAACGGCCAAAAGCGTTCGATGTAAGGATAAGGAGCTGCAGGTTCCTGCAGGAAGTCTGGATAGCCTTCTGCGACTATGTACTTGAGGTTGTCTTTCTTCGAGTAGATTTCGTAGACAGTGATGTCCTCGTTCTTTGAGTAGGACGGCATGGTCATGCCAAGAGCCTTCCTTATCATGCGTCTGCCAACGGAAACGTCCTTGTTGTATATTTCCTTGATTTCATCATTGCTGAGCACGAACTCCTGGGCGACCCAGTCGGCACCGACAAAGTCCTTTAGCTGTCTGCACTTCGGGTCTGGTATGATTGATGTAGCGGCAGGGAAATCAAAAACCATACCTTCTCTGACTATTTTCAGTTCCTGGTCCTGCAAATCAACCATCATGAGCCTCATCTGCTCCATCTCCTTTGAGGTTTCCGTGAGCTCCTTGTCGTGCATGTCTGCGGCTATTCTCTTTAATGTAGCCAGCTTTTCTGTGATATCTCTAATCTTGTCAGAGTCTTCTGGTCTACGCTCCATGATACGCTCAAAGCCTATCTTGACATAACCAACACCGCATATGCACGCTCTTCGCACCAACTGCTTCATCTGTAACTTAAAGTCTGGAATCTGCTGTTCAAGCGAATACTTGAAGACTATTTCCATTGTCTTCGCAAGTTTGTCCATGAACTGACGCCTCTGGACGCCAGCCTGGAAGTCGGCAAGGAACTCCATGGTCTGCGGAGACGGCGGCATTCCAGCCGCCATGGCCATCTCGGCTTCAGCCTGGGCGGCTTGAAGCATGCCCATACCACCATCCCAAATGGCAAAGTCAAGGGTCTTTCTGCGTCTAGCAACGACAGTCGGGTTCTTCGCGTATAGTGATGCGACTCGCTGTTGTATGTGTCGCTGAACGATGTTCGCGACATACCTTGTATCGCTTGCGTGTGAGTTTTCCCACTGCTTGCCAGCGACAAAATCCATGTCTTCACGCATTCGCGTGAACTGGGGATGCCAAAAAGCCTTGGCTTCTTCTATTTTGCTCAGCCAATCGGCGACAAGATTAGCTCTAGCCTCGTTTGGCATTTCAATGCTTCTTGATATAATCTTACCATTGGCATCGGTTGGAACCTGTGACCCCATCATAGCTGGGTCAATCGGCATTTGTTGTTCGTAGTTTTCCATATGTTTGTTTGTTTGTTAGTTAGAAACCGCCCATTCTTAAGAAATTGTCGTTGCGTTTGCGGAATTTGTCCGCCCACTTGACCCAGGCAAGTGTTCCGCTTTTCGGCACATTGTCAACCTTTACGACAGCACCTCCAGCTCTGACCTGCTTGTCTAGCCCCATACCTATGTGTGCCAGGGCATCTATAAAGTCGTCATGAGATGACGATGGGAACTTCAGTATTTCGTCCTGTGCGTCAGCCCACCATGTGGCAAACCTTGGGAAATATACCTTGCCCATGCTCATTCTGGCGCGAATCGACTGTGCTCTGGTCTGTTTGTCTTTGGTTGGAACAACCTCATCAATCGCGCAATATATTTGTCTTTCTGACATTCGTTTGCGCAAGAATGGACCTATTGATTTAGTAATATGGCCGCTTTCTGCCCACCACATCAGAGGATTCCTTCGCCGCATTAGGTCTATCATTCCCTCCACCACTGTTTCCGTGTCAGCGCGTCTCCACCAGACATCTGGAAGTATCCATATATTGTCCTCATCATCCACTCCAACTGGTAGCAGACACGTGGCATCTCTTTCTTGGTCAGTCGATACAGCATGGTCACTTGCAACATAAAATCGTAGGTTTCTAGGGAGTTCGCTTGGTACGTAGAACTTAAGCCATTCTCGCTTGAAGTAATCTCCGTCATCTGGAGAGGGGGAGCCCTGGTAAAGAGCGGAAAATCCCTTTGGATTTAGACGCTTTGCCTGGTTTAAGAACTCCATGTCAAATCTCTCTGGCCACAAGGCCTCGCCTGGCTTTCTTCCCATAGGGTCATCGTTGACGGCTATAGCTGGGAGCGACAAAACCTTCCAGTTTGCCGCTTCCTCTGGGACGTAGTACGAGTTTTTGGGGTCAATCAGTCTTCCAACTAAGTCATCTTCGTGCCATCTGGTCATAATAATGACGACTCTAGCTCCCGCGGTCATCAATCTGGTCATGGCAACGTCCGTAAACCATGACCAAAGCTTGTCTCTCAGTGTTTTCGAGTCAGCTTCTTCTCTGTCCTTAATAGGGTCATCAATAACCAGCAAGTCCGCACCGCGGCCCGTAAGAGAACCACCTCTTCCAACGAAAACGGCTATGCCGCCCTCCTCTGTTTGAATTCTGTCCGAGGCCTGTGAGCCAGCCTTTAGCTTACACAGTGGGAAAGCTTGCTTAAATATGTCAGATTTCATCGTGTCTCTGACATGACGACCAAAGTCTCCAGCAAACTCGTCGTTATATGTGGCAAAAATCATGTGACGATACGGGTCCTTCCCCAAAAACCACGCAGGAAAACGCCTGGAAGCCAGTTCAGACTTGCCATGACGAGGAGGCATGGTGATAATTAACCGCTGAATTCGTCCAGCCTCAACCTCTTCGAGCGCGGCACAGATAACTTCGTGATGCTTGGCCGCGGAATACCTGCTTAAGTCGGTGTTGTCTGGGTCTTCTGGACTCGGCATCGTTAACTTGGTGAAGTCAAGGATGCTGTTTTTGGCTTTTTTAATAGAAATGAGCCTCTTGGCGGCCTTTATCTGCCGCTCAAGGTGCTCTTTCTTGTTCTTCGATTCTTCGGACATTAGGCAGGTCGCAGACCGATGCGGTAATTTACGCCATTTATCGTAACAATAGCATCAAGCGTGTCAGAGCCGCCAGAGTGTGCAGCTGTGCTGTCAAGCGAGAAGGTAGGCCCAGAGCCAGTTGACAGTGTTGTGGATTTGATGTTGCCAATTACTTCTAGCTTTGAGGTGGCATTCCATGTTGCTGAATTAACTCCAACGCCTACATTTCCACTGTTATCAATGACAGTAGCATCTTGGTCTGGGTTCTGCGTAGAACCATCTTCAATGACCAATGCTCGGCCAGTTCCGAGTTGCGTCACACGAAGTGCTGTGCTGGCACTTGTCACATTGACTGTTTGAACGGCAGAAAAGACGTTTCCGTTTTGCAGGGAAGCCAGAACCTTCCAAGCACCAGTTCCGTCTCGGAAGTTAAGGTTAGCACCACCAGTTGTAATCCATAGGTCGCCAGGGGTGGTAGCACTTGCAGAGGTTCCTCCGATGCCAACATTTAGGCCAGCAAGCCCGCCAACTGAGGTGAAGTTGACCTTTCCCGTAAACGTAGTGCCAGACTTGGGAGCAAGCTTTCCAGCTTCTGCAACAAGTTCGTCCTGGTAGACGAATTCGTTTCCTTTTGTCTTAGGTGCAATCAGAGGACCATATCCGCCTTCAAGGACGTCTATATTCGCATAAGGACTTCCGTCTGTCACTGAAAGAATCATTCCATTCGTAAATGTGCCATAATAACCCTGCAATGTTGTATTCGTTGTCCCCAGGTAAAGAGTCCAAAAGCTTCCATTAAAAACGGCTTCACCTCCATTTCCGCCATTGGTCACTGTGACACTTTGATTATGATAACTAGAAGGACCAGAAATCGTCACTTCGGAGCTTGTCGGTTCGCCTGTATATCCGTCTATGTATGTAATCGTAGTCGTATACGTAGCAGTCGATAGTTCGCTAATCCAACCGCTGTTTCTGATTGCCGTAAGGTCGTCCTGCTTTATCGTATCTGAATCTCCACTATCAGAAATCTCGACAAATCCAGCGGGGATTGATGTAAGATAGCCCTGTGACGTGACAAAGCTTTCGGTAGCATATCCAGTCAAGTCTGTTGAGCTTGAAAGCTCGGTCCATGCCGCAGGATGCGTAATAGGACCATAACCCGCGCCACCGATGTAAGTATTGAACCAATATATCTTTCCGTTGAGATAAACTATGTCTCCCTCGTTGTATGTCCTGCCGTTGTCATAAACTGCAATCTTAGCGTCAATGACTTCTTGTCTCGCGACATTTGCCGTGCTTTGGGCTTGGTTTGCAATACCTTGAACCCTGTTTATTTCGTAATCGACATAACCTTTAGGAGTCAAGGCTGCTCTTTGGACACCTGCGTATGAAATCTGGTTTGTATTGAACTCAGCTGCGCTGTATATGATTGGCTTTATAAAGGCTGTACCAGGAACGTTAAGTTGAGCCCATTCCGAGTTTGGAGCACCATTCACGCCGACCTGCATGGGCTTTATCTCACCCTGTGCGACTGACGCACCAAACGTCTTCCATGTTTGAACCATGCAGTTCATCATGTCTCGCATGATAATGACTTCTGGGTTCTCTGGTGCTGGATTGCCGACAATCCACCAAGGTCCGTTCAAGAAGTTATAACCATTATTGTTTGGAGCGGGATATGTAACATTAGAGTTTGAATCAAATGAGGCATTCTTGAATATCTGACCTATGAGTGTGTTGGACACGTCCCCCTCATTAAACAGCATGTTTGCAGCAACTGAAGACGTGTCTTCGCGCTTGTGGACGAACTGGTAGGCCTGTGAGTCTATCCAGTTCTTAAGCGACAGGGCAGAGCCGTAGACCTGGCCGACATCGGCGTAACTCGCGGCAGCCGACTGAGCTGAAGCGTGTGCTTCGTTGCGCGACTGGTTGGCGTCTATGGCGTGTGAGCGAGATTCTGACCTAGCAATAGCCGAGTCTATGGCTGCGTTCTGGGCAACTAGCCCCGCGGCCTCGGCGTTGGTCATGTGTGCTTCGGCAAGCTGTTTGGAGTTTGCAGCATCCGCCGCCCAGCTGGCTGCATCGGAAGCACTTGCCGCAGCCTGTACCGCCACAGTAGGGTCGTAGTTTGCTGCAAGGTAGTTTGCAGCGGTAGTTGTGGCGACAGTCGTAGCCACGGATGTTGCCGTGTCGGTAGTCTGGGCAACCAGGGCACCTGGGACCTTGAGGCTTCCGTCGGCGTTCTGGATCTCGTTAAGTCTTGATATTGTTTGATTTACGGAAGATCTGGCCGCGTTAAGCTCTGCCTCGACCTTATCTCCTGGGAGCGGTGTAGTCGGGTTCAGTGACTGGTAGTCTTCAAAGTTATACTGTCTGTTGTAAGGAGGAGGCTGGTTGCTCATAATACAAAATGTCTGGTTTGGTTGATTTTTTCAAAAATTTATGTTACGGGGCATCAATGGAATCGACCGCCGCGTCCGCTGTGGCGGGAGGGGTAGGGGGCGTGGAAATATCGCCAGAATCGACTGAATCCAACTCGACGACTGACGCAAGCGACTGACGCGTCACCTCGACCATCGCCTCCAAGTCCGCGAGGGACATCTGGGCGAGGGGGAGGGAATCGGACTTCGGGGTCGCACTTGCGTTAAGCCCTGCTGCCTCCAGAGTCCACTTTGCCGCTTGAAAGCGGACAGCGGAGGGCGTGGCAGGGTCGCGGAGGATGTGGAGGACGCACCCCCACGCGAGGGAGGCTCCCTCCCCCTTGACCTGCCTCTCCAGATTCTGTGAGACAGCGTGTCTCACTTGCGTCAATCCCATGAGGCGGGACGCGGCGTGGGGGGACAAATATCCCGCGTCCTTGGCGGCTCTCCTGCCGTCCCCGCCGTTCGTACAGAATGCCTCCACAAAGGCTCTCTGCTGCTCTGTGAGGCTCTCCACCCCAACCCCAGACTCAAACCGCCCCAGCGAGCCGTTGCGGACGCTTCCCGCCCTTACCGCGATACCGCCGCCGCCCTTGGTCTGCTCATGCTCCATGCCCGACATCGTGCGCGAGGAAGTCCACGCGTCAACCGCCAGACGCTCACGCGGACATGACGCAAGAGGGGGAGCCTTGCGGCTCCCTTGCTCACTTGCGTCAATCTTGGGTCAGTAGGAACCCTCGCCGTTGAACACGCCCTCGCGTCCATCTGGCTTTTGACCGCGAGCGTTCAACTCTTCGAGCAGACGCTCAACGCGGAGTCCGTTGTAATGAGCCTTGCCGTGACCGCCCGCACCCTGCCGCGTCGTGAGGCAGTTCGCGTAGTACGCCTGCACCTGCTCGTCAGAAAGTTCTTCGTACTCACGCTTCTCTTTCTTTTTTTTCTTTTCCTTTTTCTCCACAGGATTGACGCAAGCGACATTCATTTTCATGTCACGCACGAGCCAATTTATTTTTCCGTCCGTCATGTACGAATCGTTAATCCAAGTACGCTCGCCGCCCTTGCCGTCGCCGATGATGGAGACAGCGAGAGTGAAGTGCTGTCCCTCGAACTCGATGTTGACCGCACCGCAGACTTTCGAGAACCAGCAGACCGACAGAGTCAGTCGGCACAGGTCGCGAACCTTTGCGGGATTGGAGATGATGGCTTTCGTCGTTTCGTTGTGCTTATGTGTTGTCATGGCATGAGCAAACAACCGCCGACATAGGATTGACGCAAGTGCAAAAAAAAGACCGCCGAAGCGGTCTTGTCTTTCTGTATCTGGAAAACGATTACTCGCTCTCGTCCTCGTCGCCCTCCTCGTTCAGTTCGAGGTTCGCGACCATCTCCGCGTCACGCGTGGCGAGTTCAATCAACTCCTCCGCGAGTTCGACGAGGTGCTTCCGCTTTCGTGCTTCCTCTTTCGAGGACACGCCCTCGTCCCAATTCTCGATGCAGTCTGCCAAGTCGAGGGCGGTGTTGTTGAACCGACAATAACTCATGTTGCTCATGTTGTGTTTGGTTTTGTGTTGGATGCCGTGAGGCGAGTTCAACAAACGCGGGACACGCGATTGACGCAAGTGAAAACAAAAAAGCCCCCGATGAAGGGGGCTTGTCGCCGTCATGCGTTTTTGTTTACGCGTATGCCGCCGCGAATGACGCAAGTCCTCTCTCGTCGCGTCCTGCGATGCACCGATGCAGGAGACGCATCGCGTCGCAGGACATCGGGTGCAGATGAACGCCGCGAGGGGCGAGCATCGTCCTGTGCTTCGAGGTGGTCACGCTCACCTTGGCTTCGTTGACGAACCACACGCGGCGGCCACCGCGATTGACGCAAGCGAACAGCGGGTGATGGTGTCCATACGAGAACACCACATAGCCTGTCTCGTAGTTCAACGCGAACACCGAACCAGCGGTGAAGGTTTCCTGCTCCTCGATGAAGGGACGAGCGTCGCGGATGGCGGTCTTGATAGCGGGTCGCATGGCTTCAGCGGCTGCGGGTGGTGAACTCGTAGCAAGCGACGGAGTCGGACGCGTCCTTGAGGGACGCAGACCAGCGGTGCGTGAGGCGAGCGAGGGACATCAACGCATCACCGACGAGCCAGAGGCTCGCGGAGAGGATGCGTTGCGTGATGGGGCGGCGGGGTGGGTAGTTCATACATGAGCAGAAAAGGCGGGACGCAGGATTGACGCAAGTGAAAACAAAAAGCCCCCGATGTCGGGGGCGTTGCGTTCCGTATGTGCGAACCGCTTACATCTTGAGACGGACGCGGCGAACCCACATCCCGTTGTGAAGCGAGAGGTGGGCGAGCGAGACGCCCATCCGCTTCTCGTGGAACTTGCGGATGTCGTCCTCGATGTCCTCGGCTTTGATGCGAGCGAGTTTCTCCAACTTGCGGAACGCGTCCACACGCTCGCTTCCCTCGAACGCCGCGAGGATGTTCTGGGTGAGCGTGTCGAACTCCTGCCACACCACCGCGGAGGCGATGGTCTGGAGCGTGGGGTTGGACGCGGTGTGGGCGGTGGGCTTCTTCTTCTTCTTGGTGTGGTTGCTCATGGCGAGTTCGTTATAGGTCGGTGTGCGGGATTGACGCAAGTCGATTTAGTAGTCGTCTCCGTAGATGGGTTCGTCGCACTCGTACTGCTCGCGGATGTCGCGGCGGTAGCGGCTCATCTGTTTCTGGTGGCAACGCGGACAGGTGCGGCACAGGAAGAATCCGTAGCCGTCATACTGACGCGTGGGCGTGAGTCCGCTTCCGCAGAGACACTTGAGGACACCATCGGGGGCGGGAGTAGAATCGGTAGACATGGGATTGACGCAAGTAGGGTTAGTTCACGCGGTCAACGCCGTAGCCCAACGCACCGAGGCGGTCGTTGATTTGATACGGAAGTTCAAACGCACCATCGTAGTCGATAGCCTCGCCCATCATGCCGTCGTCCTTGTACGCGATGGTGACGGAGCCTTCCTCGTAGATGCTGTGGTCGTCGCTCTCAACTTCCCAGCCGACCATGATGTAGCCGTCGGAGGGCTGACGGAAGCGAAGCGTGAAGGTGGCTCCTGCTGGTGCTTTGTCGAGCGTGTGTCCCGATTGGGAAATCATGCTGACGCTGGCGGTGGGGTCATTCCATTGAATGACTGCGGGGTGGTTTAGTTTCATGTTGTGGGTGCGTAGTGCATCTCCCATTACGCACCGCGACGCGTCTGACACAAGGGCAAAAGAAAAGCCCCCATCTCTGGGGGCTTGGATTGACGCAAGTGGCTCGCGTCAGTTGAACCGCGACGGAGGCAACGGCTCGTCGTCGTCCGCGTCTCGCTTGTCCTTCGCGTCCTTCGCTCGCTTGTCCGCTTCCGCTTGCTTGCGGGAAAGCATCTCGTCGAGGAAGTCGTTCAGCGAAACCTTGTCGCCCTTCTTGGGCTTCTTCGGTTCGGACGGCTTGCGGTCTTTGGTCTTGCGGACTTCGATGAAGCCACCGATGTCCTTGGTGGTGGTCGTGGTTCCGTCCTCGTCCACGCCGTCATGCTCCTTCTCCGCGTCCGTGAGGATGGGCGGCACGATGTTGGTGATGCCCATACGCTTCTCCTGCTTCGCCATCTCCTCACGCATCGCGTCCTGTGCGTCCTTGTCGTCGGGGTGGTGGAGGTTCTTGCCGCACAGCGTCTCGTCAAAGACGAGTTCGATACTGCCGCGTTCCTCGTCCTCTTTGATACGCATCGCGACCAGAACGCTGGTGTCCATCATCGGGAAGTGGTCGGCGGGGAGTTCACCCACGGAGTGAATCCACGCCTCGACCATAACCTTCGCGGGGTCTTTGTCCGCACCCTTGCTGATGCGTTCCAACTTCTTCGCGGAGTATTCCGCACCGCCCTCGTTGAACATGACGACAGAGGCACGGAGTGCGGCGGCGAACTTCGCCGTGTCGATGTTGGAACGGATGGCGTGGGCATCGCCAGCCAACTTCGCGGAGCGAGCCGCGAGGACGGAAGTCTGTCCGATGTGCGACAGGATTGACGCAAGTAGCGGATACCAAGTTTCGAGGACGGAGCCGCCGCGGAGTTTCATCTCCGCGATACGCACCTCCCAATTGGTTTCATGCAGGGTCGGCTTGATGCCGTCCGTGCCGTCGCCGTCGCTACCTTCGTTGTGGGACTTGTTCTTCATGGTGTGGTGTTATTTCTGGGTTTGTGTGTGGGGGGAAAGGTGTCGCACTACGCAGTTGGACATCGAGGCGATGGCAACCGCCATGCAGACATAGCAGACGATGAGCAGGATTAACGCAAGTCTGTCCTTCATCGGAAAGAGAGAGCGTGTCCTTTCTCACGCACGATTGACGCAAGTGTCTCGCGAGCCTTCTCTGGCGTGTTCCACTTGCCGCCATGAAGTTCGGGCAGGGCGATGGTGTTCGCACTCTGGTCGTCCGCGTGGATGTCGCATCCGTAGCCGTAGCCAGACCGATGCGACTCCTCGGCTTCCGCTACGGACTCCATGAGGGCGAAACCGATGCGGCGGAGGGACGCGGTGTGCGACAGGAAGAACGCCATGCGTTCGATGTCGAACGGCTGTCCCGCCTGTTTGACGACCACCGCGTGATTCATGTGGAAGCCCTTGTCAGCCTTGCGTGAGCCGCTGGAGGTGGACGCGTAGCAACAGACCAACTCGACAGTCCTGCGGGTCATCTCCAAGGCATCGACCACGGAGATGATGGCAGAGCCTCGGTTGATGACATCGGTGTCGCTGGTGGAGCATGGGTACGCCATGGGGACGAGGATGCGGACGAGTTTCGCACGACCCCTGTCGGCTCCTGCTCGGTTGCGGAAACAGGCATCGTCGCCGTAGGAGAAGCGAGCCATGTCGATACGCTCGCCGTAGTAGTCATGCCGCCACGCGTTGCCAGCGGAGAGGGACGGCGAGGGCAGGTTCGCGAACGCCTGACGGATTGACTTAGCACCATCACGCCATCCGTACTTGGCGAGTTTCATGGCTTCGGTGAACGAGCCGCCAGACCATCCGTCGCCCCCCTTGCGGGACGAGCGTTCGGACTTCCAGACACCGCCATGCTCCGCGACACGCAGAGCGTGTTCGACGGAGTGGTAGACGCGGACGGCACAGGTGTCAGTCGTGCGTTCGCGGATGTTGAGCATGGTCATAGGATTGACGCAAGTGGCTGGATTAGGGCAGGAGTCCTCCGCAGACTTTCTTGGCTTCCTCCAAGACGCGGCGTTTGCGTTCCGCGTCCATGCCGTGCCACAGGACGGCTTCCTCGACTTCATCGCGAGGGATGCCGATAGCCAACGCCCTCGCCCCCTTGATGGTGGAACGCGGGGACACGATGTGACGCTCGGTCAGATTCTCCACCGCCTTGCGGACGGCACGGATGTATTTGCACCAGCCCTGCGTGATTTCTTCGGGGGCGAACTGCTGGGCGATGGTTTCCTCCATGGCTTCGTCGTACTCGATGTGGATGTAGAACCAGCGGGAGCGACCAGCCTCGTCTTGGGCGTTGCGTCCGATGTAGTCCATGGTCGCACCCTTGCCGAAAGTGTTCGCGGCTCCGATGAAGTGGAAGTCCTTGTGCTTCTCGACCATGCCGTTCGGGAAGTCGCAGATGCCGTTGTCCAACGCCGCGTTGATGGCGAGCAGAGCCTGCGGGTCGGACGCGTCAATCTCGTCCATGAGGAAGATGCCGCCTGTCGTCCACGCACGATAGAACGCCGTCTCGACATACTTGCCGTGGGGATTGATGAAGCCCAGCAACTTCGCTTCGTGCGGAACAGCACCCGTGAAATAGAACGGGAGTTTGAGAGCGTTCGCGACCTGTCGGGCGATGGTCGTCTTGCCAGAGCCAGCACCGCCTACGAGCATGACATTGTCGCGGGTCGCCATCTTGAGGACGCGGTCAAACTTCTTGTGAACGATGCCCTCGATGACGCGAGGCTCATCGTCGCCCTGCTGAATCTTGATGACGCGAGTCTTGCTCCCACGGATTGACGCAAGTGGCATCTCATCGCGGACGATGCGGCGAACATCTTCGAGAGTCACCGCGGACTGCGTGGCGTGAACCATCGCCTTGACGATGCTGTCGGACATCGCGAGAGCCATCTTGTCGGCATCGACCATCTCGCGGACGCGATTGACTTCGATGTGCGACAGCGTGGAGGGGCGAGTGCGGATGTCGGACGGACGCATCTTGATGACAGTCCGCAGGAGTCCGTCCTTCTTGTCGTCGTAGATGTCGATGATTTGCTTGTGGTTGAGAGCGTTGAACTGCGAATCGGAAACGCCCTTCAGATTGAACCAGCGGTTATAGTGGGCTTCCGTGTTGCAGTTCTCCGCGTCCTCGCTGATGTATCCGTATCCGCGAGAGGGCATCACATCGGTGAGAATCTCCATCGTCCACTCGGACAGCGGGATTTCCTTCCTGTGCGTCTGCTTCTCGTTGTAGGACATCTCGGCGTAGGTCTTGGGGGTTGCGGTTTCGGGGTTTGTGTTATCGGTTGGGTGCGTCATGGCAAAGAGGTTTGTGTACCCCCACAGGATTGACGCAAGTGGAAAGTCATACGATGTTTTACATGGAGACGGAAAAGAAAAAGCCCTCCGATTGGAGGGCTTCGCGTCAGCCATGATTGACGCAAGTGGGAACGACCCCACGGATTGACGCAAGTGCCTACTCGGAGTCCGCGTCCGCGTCGGCGAAAGTCGTCACCTTCTCGATGGTGCGGACTTCGATTTCCTTCGTGATGGAGACGACCCTGCGACCATGCTTGTTCGCGTAGTCCATCATCGCTTCCTCTGCCGCGTCACGGAACGAGACGCCCTGCTCGCGGACGATGTCGCGGATGATGTTGTCCAGCGTCTCATGGATGCGGATGTGGTGCATCACGCATCCGTTCGCGTCCGTGGACGGAGCCGTGTCGCTCAACTTGCGTCCGCGACGGCGGGAGGGGGCGGTATCCGTGGTGGTGGTGGTGGTGTCGGTCATGTTGGTGGTATCTTGGTGGTGGTGGTGGTGGTGGGAAATTATGCCTTCTTACGCTTGGGCTTCTTCTTGGACTTCTCGCGCTCGTTCTTGATGATGGTTTCGATGAGCGTGATGAACTCTGGTTGTGCCAAGGCGGTGGTGAACTCTTCGGCAAAATCGGTGGTGCCGTCCTTGAGTTCTTCGGTGCCGTCCTTGAGTTCTTCGATAGCCGACTCGCTTTGCTCCACGAGGTTCTTCATCTCTTCGAGATTGGACTCGACTTCATCGAGGCGGTACTCGAAGTCCTCGACTGTGGAGACGCGACCCTCAAGGTCATTGACCGACTCGATGAGGTCGGCTCGTTCTGGGGTGGTGGTGGTGGTGGTGTCCTCTGCCTTGATGGGCATCTGGGCTACCTTGATACCGAGTTTGATGGTATCAAGTTCCTCGTCGAAGATGAACTTGGCGAGGGCGTTCTGGATGTACTTCTTGATTTTCATGTGGTGGTTTTATTTGGTGGTGGGAAAGAGATTGTAAGTGCCGTCAGAGAACACGATGCCATTGGTCTCGATTGACGCAAGTACTAATTGCGGCTGATGTTTCTGTCCTTCGATGAACCTTTCGTATTGTTCCGCTTGGGCGATTTCTTGAAATCGGGACGCCCGAAGTTCGCGGATGCACCCCTTGCACAGAACGGCTGGCTCTCCTTTCTTGCTGGTGGTGGTGGCGAAGGGAGGGTTCGCGAAGTAGGTCAGAACCTTCTTCGCCTTGTCGCATTGGTAGCAGTTAATCATGTGTGGTGGTTGTGGGTGTGGACACAGTATTGACGCAAGTGGTGGTGGTGGTCAAGCGTCTTTCTTCTTTTTTCTTTTGGCGGTGGTGGCTGGGGCTGGCAGAGCCGCGATTGATATGGCTACGCCCTCCTTGCGTTCGCCGACCCAAGTCTTGCTGATGCGGAGCGTGGACACGCATGAGTCGTCGGTCATGATGTTGAGTTGCTGTAGGACATCCATCGCGAGTTTGGCGAGGTTGTCCGTGTCGGGCTTGTGGGTGTGCGGGGTGTGCCACCGCTGGGGGTCCTTGGTGCCGAAGTAGAAGTCCATGCGGATGATGAGCGGGACATCTGGTAGTGGTGCTACCCAACGCTGGGAGAGTTTGGCTTGCTGGACTGCTCCCACCAAGATACGCTTCCAAGCCTGTGAGTTGGCATCGCCGTTCGAGATGATGCGTCCTTGGTAGAAGCGTGGGCGTGGTTGTGGGCGTGGGTGTCCTGTGCAAACTATGAAAAGATCAAAGGACTGTGGTGGTTGTTCGTTTTTTTCCATTTGTTTTATTTATTTAAGTGCGTGATGGGCGATATGGGTTGTAAGCAACAAGAGCGTAAGCGCCCCCTTGGGGCTTACTCTATACCCATATATATCCTCATCATCCTCGTTGATTACCAACGACTTACGCATGGGTTGAGGAAGGTGGGTTGAGTACGAGGTTAAGTTGCTGATAATCATATGGTTGTGCATTACGCTTCCTCACTTTCCCCGCGAGGACGTTCCTCAGTTTCCTCAAACTTGTATTCGGCGTACTTGCGGGTCACGCGGTCAAACAGACCACGCTTCTCGGGAGCCATGCTGACGCCCAGACGAGCAACCAGGTTTCGGACAGTCAGCACGCTCAAGCCGAACCGCTTGGCAGTCTGCTCGACTGTCAGA